CATTAACAAAGCCGCTGAGTACCGCGCCAAGTCTGCCTCAACATCAGACCCAATTCTTGCAAAAGGTTGGAAAGAAATGGCTCAGGATTTTGAGTCCAAAGCACAAGAACTAAATCAAAACTAACTAATCTCTTTACGAAAGGATTTACCTAATGGCGCTCAATGCACCTAAGGCAAAAGACTTGTTTGGCGATGCTGCATCTGCAAAAGATGCCGCAGTTCGCATGGACGAGTTCACCGCCGAACTTAATAAGTCTGTCGGCAATGCCGTATCAGACCCATCAGCAATTATGTCAATCAAATCAGGACAATCTACATTTGCTCAGGCAAGTGGTAATGCAGTTGCTGTTCTTGAAGCCGCAGTTGCTAACAAGTCACTTACAGCCGATGCAGTAGCAGGACTAAATAATGCCCTTGCTTCACAGCGTATGGCTATGCAGGATATTCAGAAAGACCTAACACTTACATCTCCACTATCAACTTCTTTTGCTGCTTTCGACTTGGAAGCACCAGCAAAGTTGCTTACACCACGCCCAACACCACTTCGTAATGTTATTCCTCGTAAAAAAGGAGTCGGTACTTCACACCGTGTAAAGCGCATCAATGGTTACACAGGTACAGGTACAGGCGGAGTTGGAAATGTTTGGCCAGGAATTACAGAATCAACAACAACAGCATTTGGCTCCATCTCTTATGAGCGCGGACCAAAGATTTCTTATGCTGCTGATGATTTAGTATTGCCTTACAACTCATATTCACTATCTGACTCAGTATCATTTGATGCTAACTTCTCAGGTATGGGTTACCAAGACCTTCGTCAACTATCTTCAACATCAACACTTTATGCAACAATGTTGATGGAAGAAAGAATGATGCTTATGGCTCGTGGAACTGCATCAGGTTATGCTGGCGCACTTACTGCACCTACATTTACACTTGCTTCACCAGTAGCATCAGCAACTCAGACAGCGCTAGCCGCAACAACTTACTATGTAAATGTTACTGCTGACGCTGGTATTTCTGGTTCAGGTTTTGGTGAGTCAATTCTTGGTACAGAAGCAAACACAGCAGTTGCATCAGGTGATGTTCTTACTATTGCAGTTGGAACTGCCGTAACTGGCGCACTTGGTTACAACATTTATGTTGGAACTACAACAGGCGCAGCAAACCTCAAGTATCAAGGAACTCTAAAAGGTACTGGTACATTCACAATTCAAGGTGCAGCCGCTACTGGTCTAACTGGTAACAATGCAGCATTGACAACAACAGGTGCCGCCGCATCTCGCGCTTCAGCAGATACATCTGCTTATGCAACAGGTTATGACGGAATCCTTCCAACAGTTCTTGGTGCCAATACAGGTAAGAACAACAGCATTAACACAACTTTCTCAACTGCAAATCCTGGAGTTGAATATCAAGTTGTATTCTCAGCACTTTACGATTCCGTTAAGGCTGACCCAGATGAGATTTACTTGAATGGTTCAGACCGCAAGCAACTTTCAGATGCAATTAAAAACGGTTCAACTGCTAACTATCGCTTGAATCTCACACAGACTGAGGCTGGCGATTATGTCGGCGGCGCAGTTATTGGTGGACTTCATAATGAAATTACTGGCAAGTTAGTTCCAATCACAGTTCACCCTTGGCTACCACAGGGTGTATCTCCAGTTCTTTCTTATCAGTTGCCAATTCCTGACACAGAGGTTTCCGATGTTTGGTCAAACTTCATGGTTCAGGATTACATGGGTATTCAATGGCCTGTTAGCCAATTTGCTTATGAATTCTCAACTTACTTCCGTGGAACATTCTTCTGTACTGCCCCAGCATGGAACGGTGCAGTTTCAGGAATTGTTAACGCATAGTAATTAGTTAAATAGGAAGGGGAGAGAAGCGTGCACGACTCTCTCCCCTTCTTCTAACAAAGGAGAAGGTAGTGGCAAGATTGTTAGCAAGTGATGGCGGAGTACGCGGCGTTGATATAACAACCGAACGCGGTACTCGTTCTTACAATCCTGACCGCAAAGGTGTTATCACAGTTGATAATCCTAATCACGCAAAACAATTAAAATCAGAAGGTTTTTTTGAGGCTTCACTTATGGGGTCTGTTGCAAATAGCAGTACTGTTGGATTTAATTGTACGGAATGTGGATTTGGTAGTTTCTTTCGTAAATGTTCGCGTTGCGGACATGAGAACGGAACGCCAGAGAGAGATGGTGAATAATGACTACTGGAATTACTACCATATCTCCGCTTAATGAAAAGCCCTACATAACAGTTGCTGAATATCTTAATGCGCCAACCTCTATTGATTCTAGTAATTTAGTTGTTGGTGGTAATTCAGCCGCACAAACGGCAGAACTTTACAATGTCATTATTCGTGCTTCATCATTCATAAGCGAGTATCTAAACCAAGACTTAAACGCCGCCACAAATACAGAAAATCAGCGCACACGATTTACGCCAGAAGGCTTTATAGCGTTACATCCCAATAACAATCCTGTGATTTCATTATCAGCATTTAGTTATGGTTCAACACCAAACAATATGACCTCGCTTTCAGATTGCTCTACTGTTTGGTTTGAAGACCAACAAATCATTATTCCCGTATCTCAACTATCAACAAGTTATTCAAGTCAAGGTCCGCTATCTTTTGGTGGCGCTGGAAGCAATAGAAATCAAATCTTTACCAGTTACACTTATGTTTCAGGATTTGTCAATAACTTAATCTCGGTTGCAACCGCAGGTCAAACTTCATTAACGGTTCAAGATGCTTCTGGAATTGTTGTAGGCATGCGCCTTAGAATTACCGACGGCGCTAATAGTGAAAGTGTTACAGTTGGAAGCACTTATACCTACGGCTCCACTACCGTGCCATTAGCCTCTGCGCTGTCATACAGCCACGCAAACACGATTACCTTAGGTAATATGCCAACCACCATTAAACAAGCCTGTATCCTCGTCACAACGGCTTTTTTGAAGATGCGTGGCGACTCATCAATGACTATGGCGCTTTCTGTTAATCCATCTCGTACTGTTACAAATGATGCAATTTATGGAACTGATATAGGCGTGGCTTTGCAAATGATTGACCTTTACAAACGAGTCCGATAGTGAGTAGAAGTCAGGTACGCAGCGCCGTATCCGATTGGGTTGCGGTTGGTAATGTTACAAATCTAAATCAGGTTTGGACTTCTTTTCCTAAGCGTATTGACTTCCAAGTAAATGCAACTCCAGGACAATTAACTCGCGCTGCCGCAGTTGTTTTTATATCCGCCGAAAGCGAGACACGCGTAGCAATTGGTGGCGCTTCTAGTGGCTGGAAAAGAATTGACTATGTAACTCATCTGCAAGTCTTTTGCCACCAAATGTATCGCAATTCAGAAGATGGCATGAATGACTTTGATGATTTAATTGACGCAATAAAAGCGCAGTTAAGACTAGGTGGGCATACTCTTGACGAAGAAGGTTCAGTTATCTGGCAAGCCGCCGAACCTGAAATCCTTGTTAGTTATGGCGAGCCAGTTACCAACGACAATGGCGCAACTGAGACTTGGGCGGATATAGAATTCACCGTAACGCAAATGATTCAAGCATAGGAGAAACATGAAGTTCAAATATACGGGCAAAGAGGAACGCGTTGTTCCATCGTTAAGTCTAATTGTCAACGAGGGTGATATTATAGAAGCACCAGAAAACTTTTCCGCGCATAATTTTTCTGCCGAAATATCAACTAAGGAGAAAGAATAATGACAGTATTAGCATCAGTCCGTTCCTATTTAGGAATAGCAAAAGAATCAACAAAAGGAACTGTGGTTGCGCCTACTGACTTCATTCCAGTTTCTCAGGATTCACTAAAAGCAGTAGACAACATTGACCCGCTTTATGATGCTGGTCTTCGTGGTTCCAATGTGGTTAATTACAACTATATTCCTGGGCGTACTAACTCAACTGTTGATTTTAGCAGTGCAGTATTTGCCGACACAGTAGGTTATGCGCTTGCTGGTGTAATGGGTTCAGTTGCAACTACTGGTTCAACCGCACCTTACACTCATACAATTTCATTAAAGAATGCAACTGCTACTGGTTCAGACGCGCAGCCAATTTCTTACACATTAACAGATTATTATGTTGCAAATGTTCGCTCATATCCGGGCTGCCAGTTTTCAGATTTCTCATTAAAGTTTAATGCAGATGGCATGCTTACTTATGATACAAAAGCAACAGGTTGGTTAAGCAGCGCAGTAGCAACTCCAACACCTACATTTTCAAGCATCGTTCCAACACCAGTTTGGCAAGGCACAGTTTCAATTGGCGCGGTAACTATTAGTAACGGAATATCTGGAAACATTGACCTAAAGCGCAATGTGACTCCCATCTATGGTATTGCGCAAACTCAAAATCCTTATCAAGTATTTTTAGGTGGATTAGAAGTATCTGGCAAAATTACTTTTGTAATGGAAGCCGATACAGAACTAACCCGTTATCTAACAAATACACAACCTGCAATTGTTCTTAACTGGGCTTATGGCGCGGCTGCCGCGGCAGTACAAATTCAATGCACTCTTACCAAGGGCGCATATACAGCCGCAGTTATTGAACGCGGAGACGATATGGTTCAAATCTCAGTAGACATTAACGGCATGGGTAACTCAACAGATGCAGGTTCAACTGGTGGGTTTGCACCTATCAAGTGGGTTTTGCAAAATGCAAAGGTCGCAAACACCTACGCATAAATTAAATGTGACAGAGGGAGAAATGGTCGTAGCAGACGCCTTCCCTGCTCCTACTCTCCCTCTGTCGCTTAACTTGAAGGCAACTAACGAAAGGCAAAAGAATGACAGAAAAAGTAACACTCCCTAGTGGCGCAACCGCAACGCTTCGTGACCCTAGTGAGTTAAGAGTTAAAGACCGCACAAAGATTTATGCAAATGCAAATAATCAAGAAGGTATTTTGCAAGCATTATCTCTTACTGATGGACTAATTGCTTCACTTGTAACGGAATGGTCTTTTGATTTAATTCCACCCGCAGTCAAAATAGATTCTCTTGGCGAACTTACTATGCCTGACTATGATGTGTTGGCTGAATATGCCTTAAAAGCGCAGAAGGTTATATTCCCAGACATTAGTAGAACCTTAGAAAGTGAAGCAGACCCAAAAGCGGGTACCGCAAACTCCAACGACTAAAAGACGCTTTGCGGGGCGTAACAAAAAGTGAGCAGTTCGAATATCCAGAGCAAGAATGGTTTTATTATTTATGCGCAAAAGAGTTTGGGTGGACAATAACGGAAACAGACGAACAACCTGCTAATCTAGTAACATGGCTATTGGAAATTAGCAATGTGGTAAAG